GTTATATTGCGACACTTCTTTTTCAAGGCACTGCCCAAGTTGGAGGGGCAACCAAACCCAAGTAAGAAAGATATCGTCTCTCACTTTAAGAGGCTTATAGAGATGTCCCTGTGGGGGGACGGACTCATCATCCGCGAGGATAGGCCACTTGAAGTTCAAACCCTTAAAGGGGTTCGTGCTCGCTCAACAGCCCTCCATCAGAAAATGGTTCAGGAAGGGGCAGACTTCGTCATTCTGTGTCTTGCTGAGCCTCGCATGGGCCAGACAGTTGTCGATCAACCACGAATAGCTCTATGACGAGTGAATCTCAGAAGATATATGAAAACCTTTCTCCCCAAACCAGGGATATTTATGCTAAGTATGATGAGTCATTCCAGTTTCTTCAAAGAAGGAAGAAGAGGCAGGTGAATCAACTTGTCCTGCTCAATAATCTCCAGAGGGGAGACGAAAACATAGCCTCGACGCTTCTTTTGACGTTGTTTAACCGCATCATGTCGAACCTTTATGACGACAAGATGCAAGTTAAGTTCGTCCCATCAGAGGAACTGGACCAAAAGAAGGTAAACAGTCTCAATATTCTGGCTCAGAATGATTATCGGGAGATGAACAAGTCGCAGCTCGACTACGATTGGGTATGGGACACCCTCTTTTTTGGAAGGGGATACATGGAAACACTCCGCTTCAACAAGCAAAGGAAGATTATGGAGCCTGCTGTCATCAATCCACTTGTTTTTGGCTACGATCCGTTCTTCGAAGACCCACAACAGTGGCGATACTACTGGAAGTGGATAACGAAAAGCTCTGTTGAAGTAAATAAACTCATTAAACAGGGGGTTATTAAGGGCATTTCTAGTGCTAAAGATATCCCCTCGGGCATCGACCCATTTCTATGGGACTACAAAGTGAGACGAGAGGAGGCAAAATTGGTCACTCCACAGGCCAATGACACTTATCAGGGGGATGTCCACCAGATTCTCGAGTTCTTTGGGTACAACGAAGATGGCGAGAAGTGTATCTACTGGCTCGACAGGGATTTCAGCAAGATTCTCTACTACGAGGTCTTGGATTTGAGGGATGCGGAAGATGGGAAGAGTTCCCTGTGGCCGATTGTGGTCAAGGAAGCATTTAGAGAGCCACACGCATCTGTCGTCTTCTCAGTTGCAGACCTCCTTGAAGATAAACACAGAGCACGGTCTGTGCTTTTGAACCTCTCATTCATAGCAGCCAAGGATAAGGCAAACCCTATCTACTGGTATGACCCTAACAAGGTGCAGGACGTCACTCAGCTGTTCTCGCGTCAGATTAATCAACACATTCCAGTGGAAGGACCTGGCGATTTGGCCATTGGGCCGCTTAACAAAGATTCTGCCATGGATCCCAGCCTCCAAGTGTTCATGCAGACCCTCAACCAGGAGGCGAATGATCCAATTGGGACGGGTATGGCTCTTGCTCCAGCAAGGGGTGGGGACCAGACAGCTACCGAGGCGGCTATCCAACAGCAATTGAATGACTTGGCACAATCTCTCCAGTCGAAGGTTCTCCAATTCGGGGAGAGCGACTTTTGGTCTCACTGGTATAACCGATACAAGAGATACATGAGGTCGGGAGACGAAAAGATGGCCACCATTGTTGGTGTGAAGGGCGTTACCTTCGAGAAGATTGATTTGGGGGACATAAACACGAAATATCCACCGGGAGTTCTTGTCTTCTCTGCCAAGGAGGCGGAATACAAGGAGCTCGTTCTTCGTCGGGATATGATGCAAATGTATCCCCAGCTTATTACTGCGCTCGGGCCGGATGGAATGAGAAATTTCAATAAATATGTGTTCTTTCCTAAATTCCTCAATGATCCACAAATGATGGACATTCTTGTACCTAAGACTATTGACGAGGTCAAGGCCGAAGAGGAAAATGAAGCAATCAACGAGAATTCGTTGCCAGACGTACACGAAACAGACATGCATACAGAGCACTTGCCAATTCACTACATGGCAAAGAATACTTGGGCAAAATGGGTTCACATCGCATGGCACGAGGAACTTCTCGGGAAACAAAAGCAACAGCAAATGATGCAGCAGATGGCACAGCCGATGGCGCAGTCGCAACAAGAAGGATCTCTAGAGGGTGTGCCGGCACAACCGGGGGCCGGTTTGACCGGGGCAGAACAAGGAAATCTCAAGAGCCCATTATCAGCCGCGTCTTCCCTTAGAGATGAAACCATGAAGAGTATTAAACAAAACAAACCACTATGACAAATTATGCAAAAGGTAAGCCAGTCGGAGACAACCAAGTCCCGTTCTACGATTCACCGCCACCGGTGAAGGCTATTGCACAGTACTTTACTGAAAATGGCTCGACATCTTCGGTGGTCACCATGACCCAAAACACCACGGCAGTTTCAGTAACCAACACTTCTGCGAACAGGGCTGTGTTTGTCCGTTGGGTTCCAACGACAGATACTGCGGCCAGCGTCACAAGCGCCAACTTCGATCACGTTGTTGCGGCCAACCAAACCACACGATTTGTCGTTCCTATTGAGGGATTCCCAGAAACCGCAGGTTCTGTTCAGGGCATCAACAGGGATAATGGTCTCTTCAGGCGTGTTGCCTGGATCAGCCAGGGACCTGCCTCAATTATTGCTTCCGAATACGGTAACAGTAACAGCTACTAATTCATGAAAGGATCTAAGAAGGTTGCGAAAGTAATGCGTGAATACGACAGGGGGAAACTCCATTCTGGTTCTAAAAAAGGACCACTAGTAAAGAACAAAAAACAGGCGATCGCTATAGCTCTCAGCGAAGCCGGGTTGTCGCGCGATCACTCTTGACGAAAAGGCGCATTCGACGCGACAATGAAACGAGGGATTATTCCCACATTATTAGTTAACTGATAAAGACATGTCTATCAGATTACCTCTAAGGACAATTCTTGATCTCAGCGACAATGGAACTTCGTCGGTTGCAACCGGAACCATTTCGACATTCCAAATCCCACAGGATGCAGACAATCTCGTCTTGAAATTGACAGCATCTATCACAGGAGGTGGTGTGTGCGCATTTCTCCAGACAACTGATGATGGGGGCACTACGTGGTATGACCTCGGGCGCACCAGCATTGTGTCCGATGCAACAAATGCGACAGCACACTGGCTCTCGATCCCGGTCAATGGAGCGGGTATTGCGACTTCAGTGAACAAGTCAAGTTCTCTTCTCTCAACAGCTTCTGGGGCAGCAACTGCCTCAACAACTGGTCAACAGCAAGTAACTGGCCTTCCAGTTCTTAGCCAAACCGGCCGCGTTGTTCTCAGTTATTCTGCCGCAGGAACAGCAAACACTGTTTCTCGAGCGCAGATCATGACGAATAGCCAATCTGCTACAGCGTAATGAACAATTCTTCGATTCAGTTGGAAGAGACCATAATTGATGTCTCTTCAATTTTGAAAGAAAAAGAGGCGGGCACCATTGTGAACATCTCTGCTCTAAGAAAAGTTTCTGAATCGAATGAATGGAGCACATTGAAAACAAATATCTTTGATGGAATCACCGAAAGACTCCGAAGGGAGATCATGGGTGAGGCCAGAAAGGAAAACCCAGACACTCTCAAGCTAGCCCGACTTTCTGGAGAGTTGAAATGGGCCGAGAGATACTCCGATCTTTCCGTTCTGGAGAATTCTCTCAAATTAGACCTTATCAATCTTAGACGACAATTACATGGCAAGACCGAAGAACCAGGCGGAAACGCCCGCGACGGAGCGCGAAACGGCTCCTGATACCGCGCCAGTTGTCGAGGAGAAGGTAGAACCAGCTGAAATGGTGGCAACCCCACAGGAAGTTGGTGTTCCGCCAGTGGCATATGTGCCACCACCTCCGCGACAGATGCGTGTAGAAAGACAAGGCGTTAAAAGTGAACCGTACGTTAGACACTTCCCAGAGGTTCGTGGAGGAATCTGCGAATTTTGCGGGGTGCTCGACCCGAATGTTCCTTCACAATATCAGTACAAGTTGTGCCCGCACTACCGTGGACTTGACCTCAGATGCACCTATTGCCCAGAGGGAGCAAGCCCAGATGATGTGGTGTACAAATCCAAACTGATTATTGTGGAACATCCGGATAAACCAGGAACTATGATAGTCGTATGTGACTCATACAACTGTCAGAAGTCTCACCAGGAACGGTTCAGACGGGCTTCGTAGGGAGACCACCGGACTCCCACTGATTACAGGTACACAGGGCCAGCGACTCGCCGCGCTGGAACCTTGATAAAATAAATTAAAACTATGGCTGACGAAATTATCACAACTCCTTCAACGGAAACCACCTCATATGAGGTTTCGGAAACCGAAAAAAGGATTAAACAGCTCTCTGAAAAAGTACGACTAACCGCAGAAGAACGCGATGAAAAAGACTCTCTCCTTCAACAACAGTCTGCCAAAATAGCAGAAGTTGAGAGAGAACGAGACTTTTTTGCCAGTTTCTCGGACGTGGTTGCTTCAAATCCAGCCGCAAAGGACCATAAAGATGAAATCCTTGCAAAAGTAAGGTCTGGATACACTACAGAAGACGCCACATTCGCTGTGCTTGGGAAGGCAGGTAAACTGCCATCGCAAATTCCGTTACCACCAGACTCTCCAGCCGGAGGATCAGCAGATACTGCTCCCTCTAGTGGAGGAGCTAAGGAGGTAAGGGATATGACCCAGGCAGAGAAACTTAGTGCACTTCGTGCTCTTGAACAAAGCGGTGATCTATTTAGGTAGGAGAGTTATTATTCATGGCAGTAACAGCAAGAAATACAAGCTGGGGTGGTTCATCAAATAACACTTCCGAGCTTCTCGTGTCATACATTACCGAGGAGATCAAAGTGCTTGAGCCTAAGCTCCAGTATGCTCGTCTCGGAGTGAGACGAGATGTTCCCAAGGGAATGGATCGCCTTCTCTTCCCACAAACTAACCAGCTACCTGTAAAAATTAACACCTCGATGGTCACCGTCGGTGGCCCAGGGGGTGCAGCGGGTGGTGGTTCTGTCTGGGGCGCAGGTGCTTCCATCCAGGGTGGTGCAGCCGCAACCGCTCCTGGTTTCCCAGTGTCTTCTACGGAAGGCGTTGCGGCCATCACTGAAGGTACGAACCCATCTTCTGTCACGTGGGGTGCTACGGCCTACAGTTCTGGCCCCGCTCAGTACGGCATTCTCGTGCAAGTCTCTGACCTTCTCGTTCGCGACTCGGCTATCGAAGTGGTCGACAAGGCAACGGAAAAGGTTAAGGACGCACTCGCTCGCCTCGTCGATACAGTTATCCAGACAGTCGTAAACTCTGGTACAAACGGAGTTGTCTACGCCGGTGGGAAAACTGCTCGAACTTCTCTCGGCGCCGGTGAT